TGAAACCGTCCCAAGCAGCACGCAGTGGGACAACAAGTCTGACGACAACAAAAACCGTGCATTGATTTCAGCCACCCGCTGGATCGACACGTTGAATTTTTACGGTGATCGTTGCGATGCAGACCAAGCGTTGAGCTGGCCGCGCAACAATTATCACGTTGATCGCGTTGAGCTTGCTTGCTCCGCAATTCCGAACGACATTAAATACGCAACGTATGAGCTGGCCAACGCGCTGGCGAATGATACGGACTCAATCACTGGAACGACTGGCGACACGGGATTGTACGAATCAGTCAAGCTTGGGGAGATGGAGGTCAAATACAACACTTCGAGCCAAGCTACGGGAACAGTCAACAACGTTTTTGATGTCTATCCCTGGCTTCAGTCTTACTTGGGTGCTTACTGTCTTGGCGGTAGCGGCAGTTATCAAGTTCGTGTCGTGAGGGGTTGATATGGCAGGCGCACTCGACAGTCTTTTTAAAAGTGTTGCCAAATCAGTTGTTGCTGATCTTGGCAAGTCGTTTGACCACACGATCACTTACACCCGCAAGACATCTCCGAGCTATAACACCAGCACTGGTGCGTTGACGACAACGGACACAGCGTATTCATTTGATGCACCACTTGAGTTTATTGAATCAGATCGCGATGAAAATCGAGAGGAGCGGCGGGCAAGGCTTTATATAACTCCTGACTTGATTGGTGACAATCAACCGACAACGGAGGATACGATAACGCTGACATATGCAGGCTCTAGCCGGGTTACTCAAATTACTGAAATCAAAACCTATCGAGGCGATCAAGAGTATATGTATATCGTGGAGGTCAGGTTCTAATGGCCAAAAAATCTATTGCCGACGATATTGAAAAAAAGATGTTTGAAGATTTTGACCGTTTTGTAAAATTTACGGTGTATGAGTTGTCCACGGACTTTAATGCTGGTGGCGTAAGTCCAGTTTATACAGGTTATTTTGCGTCAAGCTGGACGGCAGCGCAAAGCGGTTACGTCAGGAAGGAAGATCCAAAAACAAGTCAAGAAAATAGATCAACAAAGGATCCTTGGAAAGGCGCTTGGGAGAGCCGTGGAACTGAGCCTGGCGAGATCAAAGAGCGTTTTATAGGCAGTGTGATGAAAAGAACGTTTGACTTTAGAAAAACCGTAAGGATTGGCAACACAACAAGTTATGCAGCCTTTGCAATGCAAAAGGGACAGGTGGCATTTTTTGTTCAGGGAGATCTGCGTAAACTGGTGGACAAGTATTTTGGAGATCGAAGAGAAATGGCCGATCTTCGGGTTGGTGATCGTCCAGTTGTTACGCGCCCCTACGATATATACGGTATTGGTACGCGGCCTGGAACAGTGCGGTCAACTCCAATCATGCGAGGGAGGCGTGAATCATGACGCTAGTCAACGCTAGAGCTGCTTTTGAAAAGGCTGTTACCGACGCAGTTGCAGCCGTGGATAACACGGTGCTGATGGTCTACGACAATGTTGCGTATACCACGCCGGGTAAGACCAAAAAATACATTTTGATGCGAATTGATTTTGTGCAATCAACGCTTCAAACGCATGGAGCCGCATCGGATTATTACAGCGGAGTCATTCAGTGCAACGTTTACGTCCCAAGAAACACTGGCACGTCAGTCTTGGCAACTTTGAGTGAAGCTGTAATCGATGGCCTGACTTCAGTAAACGTTTCTGGGTATGTGGACACTTTTAGCTCGTCACCTAGGGTAAAAGACGTTAATGGTCCGACGCCAATCGAGCTGGATGACGTTTCCCATTATTTGGCAATTATTTCTTGCCAATTTACTGCTATTGCATAGTATAGTGCGGTAAGTAAAACTCTCTTGTATGCGTGCTTCCGAGCTGCTGCGGAACAAATTTGGCGTTGGCCAACTTTACAAGCACGTCATTGAGGACAATGGCGAGGTTGTGCTGGAGGTTTACTGGCACCCTTTGACGATTGCAGAGCGTGAGTCGATCCAGAAAAAAGCTGGCACTGACGACTCAAATGACTTTGCGTTGAACATGATGATCCAGAAAGCGTTGGATGCTGATGGCAAGCGGTTGTTTCAGGACGGCGAAAAGGCTGTGCTGAAGAACGCCGTTGAAGCATCGGTGCTGCAAGAAATTCAGCTTGCAATGCTGGCTTCTGGAGCGGAAAGCAAGGTGGAGGAAGCGAAAGCAGATCTGAAAAGCTAATAATGACTGGCTTTTTATGTTTTTCCTAGCCAAAGAGCTGGGAATGACGCTTGCTCAGCTGACGGCTGATCTAACGCTAGAGGAGCTAATCGGCTGGGCAGCTTTTTATGAGTTGAAGTCAGAGGAAGAGCAGCGAACGATGGATCGCGCCAAAACTGGTAAAAGGGCGCAGACAATGAGTGGGCGGTAGACTGGAGCGTAGGGTTCTGCGTTCCAGCCTGTGGCCAACTACAACGTAGATATTGACGTTGCGGTCAGGGGTTATAACCGTGTTGAGCAAACCCTCAAGAGACTTGATCGGCTGATTGGGCCGCCAAGAGTTCTTGAGATAAATCCCGGCATTCAATTTAGAAAATTTAGACAACAAAAACTACAGCTGCTTAAGGAGATGCGCCGCGCTGGCGTAGAAGCTGCTGTTGCTTATCAGCAAGCGTTTGAGCGTGAGGCAAGAATCGCTAGGCAGGTTGCCGGAGCGGGCAGTCGAACGTTGCCAGCAGCCGCTGGTCCGATTGCGTTGTTGCCTGCAGCAGCTGTTAGTCAGTTTCAAAAGGCTGCAGCTGCGGCAAAAGCAATCGACATGGCATTTGCGAATGCAAAGCGTTCGATTGACGGCATGACAACTCAATTAATGCGAGCGCTTCCTGGTGGAACTGGCGTGTCTGGTCCGGGCGTTCGCATTGCTGGGTTGTTGCCACCTGCTGGTGGTGCCGGAGGAGCTGGTGGAGGCGGTGGAGGCTTCGGAAGTTTTAGGGCTCCTGGAGTTCCAGGTCCTGGTCAAGGATTTGCTCCAAGGTCACCGTTTACTCCGATTGGTTCTTCTCAGATAAACATTCCTGAGAACTTCAATGCTGCCGTTGCTTCAGGTGCGTTTCCGCTTTTGTTTGGCGGTGGTGTGGGCCAAGCGGCTGGTGGCTTTGCTGGTGGTTTAGCCACTGGCAAGATGTTTTCCGGCCTGACAATCAGTCTGCAGGTCGCTGGTGCGGCATTAGATGCGTTTGTAGCCGACACCGCCCAAACAGGAAACGCATTGACCGAAACAGGGTCTGCGTTTCAGCTTATGACTGAGCGCAGCCTGTTCAGCACAAAAGAGGCTCAACATCGTGCAGCCAAGTTGGAAAAGTTAGGCGAAAAAGAAAAACTTGCTGCGTTGTTAACAGATGAGTTGACAGAAAAAATTGGCAGCACGGGGTTTGACGCGATGATCGATCTTGGTAAAGAAACAGACAAAACAACACGACTTTGGAGCGAGTTAACGCTGCAGCTTCAAGCTCTTATTGCTGGACCTTTGGCCGAGCTTTTGTCAATTATTGGGGACCTGCTCGGCAATCAGGTTGAGCTAAACAGACTTAACGCTTTGCGTAAAGATCTTGCGGGAACAAGAGCTGGTGCGCAATTAGAAAAACAAATTTCAGCAAAAACTAGCGGGAAAACGACAGCAGATCTGTTAGGCGGTGGGAAAAATGCCGGATTTTTTGAAAATTTAGCTGCCGGAATTTTGATGGGCCCTGACCTAGCAACAGAAGAGGCGTTAAGCGCGGCAGGTGTTAGAACGTTTGAAATGGAGGGAATCCTGTCGGATTTGTCTACAAAAGAACTAGCAGGTCTCAGGAAACAGTATGAAAAGTTTCGACCAGAGCCTAAAAACCAGATAAAGCTTACTCAGGACCTGCCCAAGCCTTCCAAAGAAAGAGAAAGTCGTGTTCCTCAGCTGACAATCGAAGTTGGTTTAACGGAGAGATTGAATACGTTAAACAGGCAAATCTTGCAAGCCAAGCAGGATGAAGATCCAGTTAGAGAGGCTGCTTTGCAAAGGGAAGTAGCACTTGAGGAGAAGGCGGCAAAAATTGCAAAAATAAATTTAGACAAAATTCCGCAAGCAGAAAAAGACTTGAAGATCAAGGAGGTGGGGCTACAAACAGACCAAGAAATTTTTGAAATTAACCATAGGCTAAAAGACCTTAAACAGTCTCAAGTTGAAAAAAACCAAGAAATAATTGCTGATTTTCAAAGTCAAAATGATTTACTGCAAGCACAGCTTGACGGACGCTTGGAAGAGGAGAAGATAGAGCAGACGCTTGCCAAGCTTAAGGACGAAAATAAAGGATTAGATATAGACAAAGTTCGCAATATCCTTGAGGCAAACAATGCCTTAAAAGAGCAAATTGCCATTTCTGAAGAGTTAGATCAACTTTATGAAAATATCGGGCAAAGCATTTCATCGGGTATTGTCGATGCGCTGACTGCTGCTGTTGAAGGAACCAAGAGTCTTGCTGATATTGCTTCTCAAACGCTGAAGCAGATTGCCAACATTCTTCTGCAGTTCGGAGTTCGGAGTGTTTTAAGCGGCCTTGGTGGCGATGACGACGTTGGTTTCTTTACCAAGCTTTTTCCAAAAAAAGCGCTTGGCGGCGCTGTTGGTGCAAATCAACCCTATATGGTTGGCGA